CAAAGTATTATGGAACTTATAAATACACACACACACCCTATATGACGCATTATATTATATTATACAGAAAGGTTTTAAAACACAAAGGTAAAAGGTAAAAAGGTAAAAACATGAAATTAGAAAATATTAAAAAAAAGACCACAGCACAGCTAAAAAATCTAGGTAAAAAGTCAGAAGCAACTATTCAAAAAGAGATTGTCAACTTTTGCAAATTGAATAAAATATTAATTTTTTGCGTGCCAAACGAAGCGACCAGAAGTAATAGTAAATTTATAGGTATGGGCGTTTTACCAGGAGTATCGGATTTAGTGCTAATTTTACAAAATAAAGTTATATTTATAGAATTGAAAACCCACAAAGGAATCCAGAGCCAAAAGCAAAAAGAGTTTGAAAGTATAGTTTTTGAATTGGGGCATAAATATATTGTGATACGTTCCCTAGATGAATTTAAAGAATTATTATTAAACCAAAAAATCCAACAGTAAATTTATTAATTCACAGAGGGACACCAATGTACCTCTGTAAAAAAATAATTCACTATATTTGCTTAAATTAAAAACTTTATATTATGAAAAAACTATTATTGATTTGTGCAATCGCTTTAAGTAGCTGCACAGCAGATAAACCAAAGACGGAATGTGATTGTAATGCGATTACAACGGTTAACAATGTACCTAACGGGGAAACTTACTATTATGGTAATGATTGTAAAGACAACGGTAAATTGTTATTTGAATTTTACGAGCCTGGTTATGTAAGCAGAAGAATTGTAAAATGTGATTAAATTATTAAATTATGAAAATACAAATAAAATTACAATATTTAGACAAAGTTTATTATTCAAACAATACTGAATGTGACGAAGAAAAGGTATCTAAATGTAAGGAATTAATCAAAGAAATTACCGAGGGTCAATCAACTTATTTTTCTATTATAAATGGTTTTGAGGAATATTTCTTTACAAAATCAATTTTAGAACTTTCTATAATTACGGTTATTGTAACTTAAACAACAAAACTTTCATTATGGCATACCACGAAGATCAAATAGAAAGTATTTTTAATTTAATAATTCAACGGATTGAGGACGGCGAAGCATTGAGAACTATTTTAAAAGATTCAGACATGCCAAGTACTCAAACATTTTACCGTTGGTTAGAATATAATGAATTAAAATCAAAACAATACGCGTGTGCGTGCGAGGTTCGAGGCGACGCAATTTTTGACGAAATAATTCAAATCGCGGACGCTTCTTATGGAGACAAAAAAGTACTAGAAAGTGGCGAAGAAGTTATGGATTCCGAATTTGTTGCACGGTCAAGAATAAGAATTGACGCTCGAAAATGGGTCGCATCTAAATTAAATCCTAAGAAATACGGAGATACCGTTGACTTTACATCGGGCGGCGTTGCATTAACTGGAATTGACTTTAACGTAATTTCTAAAAAATGAGAGTAGGAGTAGACATTTTGAAACATCAATTAGCATTTGTTGAAAGTAACGCAACCCATACGGGATTGATTGGTGGTTACGGTTCGGGCAAATCTTTTGCGGGCGTTTTAAAAACTACTCTAATGAAGTTAAAATATCCAAGCATTCCAGTTGCTTATTATTTACCAACGTACGGACTTATTGAAGATGTTGCAATACCAAAATTTGCCGAACTTCTTACAAATATGAATATACCGTATGTTTTAAATCAGTCAAAACACTTTTTCAATACAAAGTACGGAAAAATAATTTTGCGTTCAATGTCGAACCCAGAGCGCATCGTAGGTTATGAGGTTGGTTATTCTTTAATAGATGAAACAGATATACTTTCAAAAGATGCAATGACTGATGTATTTGTAAAGATTATCGCTAGAAACCGCTGCCAGCTGCCTAATGGAGACAAAAACAAAACTGATGTGGTAGGTACCCCCGAAGGTTTTAAGTGGGCTTACGAGTTCTTTGTAACTAAAACAAAGGCAAACAGAAAAATGATAAAAGGCAAAACCTTTGACAACCCCTTCATTCCAGAAGAATATATTGAAACTCTTTCAGATATATATACACCGCAGCAACTCGAAGCCTACCTAAATGGAGAATTCGTAAACCTAACAAGCGGGAACGTTTACCACCACTTCGACAGGGTAGAAAATAATTCTATTCGAGAAATACAACCAAACGATGTTCTACATGTTGGAATGGATTTTAACATTACTAAAATGAATGCTGTAGTGCATGTTATTGACGGCAATATTAAAACAGCTGTAGCTGAAATTGTAAATGCCTATGACACTTTTGAAATTGTTGAATTAATCAAATCTAAATATCCAAATCACTCAATTGTTATCTATCCAGATGCTAGCGGGGACAACCGTAAATCTAGCGGGAAAAGTGACATTGTCGTATTGCGGGAAGCGGGTTTTACAATCAGAAAGCAATCTAAAAATCCATTCGTAAAAGATAGAGTTAATGCGGTTAATGCTGCATTTAAGAACTCAAAAGGCGAAAGATTATCTTTTGTTAATACTAACAACTGCCCCGTTTATTCTGAAGCTTTAGAACGACAAACTTATAAAAACGGAGAGCCAGACAAAACCACAGGCTTTGACCACATAACCGAAGCAGGCGGTTATTTTATTTATACCCAAAGAAAAACACCAATGCCATTATGAGTTATCCAAAACAACCAAACAGCGACTTTAATTTTTTATACATTATTGGGGGCTTAATATTTTATTATTTTTTATTCAAATATCTTTTATCATGACAGACAAAAAAATACACCTTCGCAGGTTTTTCCCGTATTTGAAAACCGAATACCGAAAGCTAGACAAAAAGGAACTTAAGAAAAAAGAAACTTTAAAAGAACTATTTGGCGATGCAGAAACAAACATTGAAAAGCTTAAAGTTATTTTTGATTATCAAAATCTTTTATAAAATTGACGTAACTTTTAAAAACGTAGGGAGGTTTATCGATCTTGAAACATTCATTAAAGATGAGGATGACAAAGCATTCATAAAGGCGACCGTAACGCCCCGACTTTGGTTTTTGACGATTCCAGAGTACGTCCAGCGTTACGCAATCGCTTTGTATATTCAAGAGTCTGATGAGGTAAAAGCGAATTTCCCTTGGATTTACGAACCGCCAAAGTTCCCGATTGAAGGCGAAATAACGCAAGGAAGTATGGAGCGTGAAAACTTTTCTTTAACATACGGAGGTTATACCGAAATGGTATATCTTTGTGCTATCTTTGAGGCGGTTAGTCCGCAAGTTATATTTGGTTATGATACAAAATACTTTTTATTTTGGAGCGAATATTTATTGAGAAAAAGAACGGTGGAAAATTTAAAATAAAATAATTATGGACAATGACGAAAATAAAAACAGAGTATTTAATTTTTTTATGATTGCACTATTAATCGCAAATATTGCTTTATTAATTATCGGAAACTTATGAATGAACTATTTTTATTAACGCAATTTTTGGTCAATATATTTGGCGATAACGATTTGGTAAATACTATTTCTTTAGTTGAAAGCAAGCATATTGATAACAACAAAGAAAATATCTATTGCCTGGTCAATATAGACTATTTAGAAAGCGAAACTTTGCCAGATGCAATAATTGCTAGTTATTTAATTACGGTCGTGCAGCAGCGAGATATAAGGCCAAAAAAGACAGATAGTAAATTAAGACTAGATACAAATCTAGTTGATAATTGGGCAGAAACTTTGGCGGTTATTTCTAAGTTTTTAAATCAAATGCGAAGTAATAATTTCGAAAATCACATTGAATTATTTAGCAATACGGAATCCAGAAAGCTAGAAAATTTTAATAAAAACGGACTAGATGGTCATCAAATTACGATTAATTTATCGATGGCAAATTTAGGTTCAGGATGCTAGATGAAGCAGGAATTCGAGCCGTTGCTCAAAGTATAATAGAGCAATCAAAGTCTAGCGCAAGAGTAGATACGGGAGCGTTAAAACGTTCTATCTCCTTCACTTATGTAAAGGAGCGGGTTATTTTTAGAATGCTTTATTACGGTCAATTTGGCAAAAATTCTAAGCTAGAAGCAAATGCAAGGCGGTTAATGCCAAGCGGTGTAAAATGGAAAATTATTTATACTGAATTTGGCGGCGGCACTTATGAGGTGGGATCAACTCAAACAGGCAGAAATTCAACTAGGAAAATAATTGACTCAATAACCAGAAGTAGCACAACAGCGGTTACTTCATTATTAAATAGAATCCGTGGCAAAAAGAAGGACTAGACAGCAGATAGATGCAGATAAGATAATAAAAGCACAGTTAAACGAACTAGGTGAAAAAGTTTTTCAGCAGGCTAAAAATAACTCTAGAGTAGATACGGGGCGTTTAAGGGATTCCGTAAATTATATGGTAAAGCCTGATACAACTTTAACGGTTGCACAAGTATTTTATGGTAGGTTTCAGGACCCAAACGAGTTGGAAGTTGCAATAAACGCAAACGTAGACGAAACAATAAATTTAGTAGTAAAAGAAATAGTAGACCAAATAACTCAAAATTATGATAGTTAAAAATATTCAGGTAATACATTTTTCGTCCGTTCAGCCTTTGTCAAAATTTATTATTTATTTCACTGATACCATTACAGGAATTTCAAATCAAATATCTGTTACTAATCAAAGTGGCGGGACTTTTTCAGCAACTGGATTCAATAACTATTTTGTAACGAACGCTTTATTTGATGCAAATTTGTTTACGGCCCAAATAACAGGAACTTCTGTTTTTACTTTTCAAGGTAAGTTAGCAAATATAAATATTACGAGCTACAGAGGATTTAACGAAAGTAATGTCGAATTTACAAGTGGATTTAGTTTTACAAT